CAGTTACCTGGCACAGATATGGCACGTGTTCAGTATTTAGAGATGCAGGCTGAAAAAGCATTTATACAAGCTAGTGAAGAGGATCGCGACAAATCGCCGATTTATTTCCAACCTAACATCAGTTACTACACAAGATGACCGGCGCATACATACAAACATACGACAATTTAGTTGCTGATGTCATATCCTATATGGAACGTGATGACGCTGGTTTTGTTGCGCAGATTCCTAGCTTAATTGGCTTAGCAGAGTCTGCTATTGCTGCAGAGTTAAAGACACTATTACAATTGACTGTAGTAGAGACAACACTAGCAGTTAACCAGGTTATTCTACAAAAACCTGCTCGTTGGAGAAAGACTGTCTCCATGAAGGTTAACGGTGCTCCAATTTTGTTGCGCTCCCAGGATTATGTAGCACAGTATCAATCAGAGTCTACCGCTGGAACGCCTAAGTATTACGCTGAATATGATTACAATAACTTTGCGATTGCTCCAGCACCAGATGCAGATTCAAACGTAGAAATAATTTACTACAGCGAGATCCAGCCATTAGATTCATCTAACCAGACTAATTTGTTCACACGTGAATGCCCACAGGCCATGTTATTTGGCACATTGCTACAAGCACAGGGATACTTAAAGGCGTTAGACAAATTGCCAGTTTGGAAATCATACTACACAGATTCATTAGCTTCTCTGAAGAAAGAGGACAGCTCACGCAGAATCGATAGAAATACGTCCGTACAGGAACCTTAATAAATGACATCATACGTAAGCCCTTTCACAGGTACTGTCGTTACACCAACAGACGTATCCTATTACGCTCTTAACTTTAGTGCAAATACTCAGTTGTATTGGCCTGCTGTTGTTAACCCAACACAGATACCAGCTGCCCGTATTATGGACTGTGTGCCATCGACAACTGGCTTAACAGTTATATTACCACAGGGTGATCAAGGTTCTGTTGGTACAGACATTTTAATCCGTAACAAAGGCGCTAGTGACTTTACAGTAACCGCTTTTGGTGGCACTCAGTCAGTGACCATGACAGCGGGCACATCACGCTATTTCTATCTTTCCAGCAACGCTACTACAGCAGGTACTTGGCAAAATGTTCAGTTCGGTACTGGCACATCTGCTGCTGATGCAGCCTCATTGCAAGGCGCTGGTCTAACAACCATCGCAGGTCAATTAGCTACAACTGGCAATATTGTCAATGTATCCTCTACACCAAATATTACAGACGCAAGCCGCGCCGCTACATTTGTGTGGACTTCTGGTAACGGTACGTTTACGCTTCCAATTGCTGGCACTTTATCTGCCGGTTGGTATATTAGCTTTAGAAATAATGGATCCGGTACATTAAACATTACACCAAATAGTCCGTCTTTAATTAATGGTCTGACAACTATTGCTACAAATCCAGGAGACTCTGGCTTTATTATTTTAGAGCCATCAACTGGTAACTTTTTTACTGTAGGCTGGGCTGTTCCGTCTAACGTAACATTCTCATCAGCAACATACGATGTGGACAGTATTTCTGGCAACACATTAAACCTTGTCTCTTACGCACCAATCATCCAGACCTATGTAGCACTATCTGGCACTCGTATGGCGACGTTAAACGTTGTCCTACCAGCAATTACTCAGATTTATATTTTAGTTAACGATACAAGCTCCGGTGCGTACAACATTAGCTTTAACGTATCTGGCGCTGTAACACCCCCTGTTGTATTATCAGCTGGTCAAGTAGCTACAGTGCTTAGTGATGGCAATCAATTATTTACATTGACTCAGACAACAACCGGTGCTTTTTTTGCGGTTAATGGATCAGCAAGCGCGCCGTCTTATGCCTTTACTAGCGATACTCATACAGGTATGTATTTGGTTGGTACAAGCGTTTTAGGACTTACTGCCAACTCAGTAAAGATGCTAAATATTGATAATACAAATTTAGCTGATCCACAGATATCAACTCCAGCAACCTTTAACGCTGGACTTATTTCCGGCGGCTCATTCTAATGGCTGATCAGCAACAAGGCACAGATCAACAGCAGTACAATCTTGTTTACAGTTTAGGTGTACAACCTGGCATTAAACGAGATGGTACTTCTTTTGAGGCTCGCGAATATAGCGATGGTGTATGGTGCCGTTTTCAACGTGGCACGCCTAAGAAAATGGGTGGCTACCGTGAGATATTTTCCACGTTTACTGGTATCTTGCGCGGCATGGTTACTAATGCCTATAACGGTGTAAACTACGTATTTGGCGGTACAGCATCTGGTATTGATGTATTTACAACTGGCACTACTTTTAGTGCAGGATCTGGCCCATATCAGGCTATTTTTACACCAGGTTATTCGCACTTTAGTATAACTGCAAATACAACCACGACGTTTACTATTACTAGTTCACCAGCACATGATTATTCTTCAGTGTTTCCCGCTGGGACTAAAGTAATATTTAGTCAGTCTGGAACGCCTACAGTTTATACTACAGTGGGCACACCGGTTTTTGCAACACCTAATACAACAGTTACTTTTACTCCAGCGCTTCCTGCACTGACAACGGTGACAGATGTTTGGCTATATGATTATTCGTTTCAGCCAGATAGTCGCAATCTTTGGCAATTTGACTTACAGTATTCTCCTTTAGGTGGCGCATTAGAAGTAATTGCTCATCCAGGTCTAAACCTTTATAATATTGATAATGGTGTCCCGACTCAAGTCCAAATTGGTAGCGTTCTTCCTAACTCTTCGGAGCAGTGGACATTCACTGGTCTTGCGGATACTGGCGGCCAAAATCCAACCTATAAGCCTATTGTTGTTGACGGTGGTGTTTGTGTACTGTATCCATATTTGTTTGTCTATGGCTCAAATGGCTTTATTGCAAACAATCACGTTTCCTCTACATACGATACCCAGACCATAACAGACTGGAATGGCGCCACTGCCAATCAGGTCAATATGTCGTCAAGTAAGATTGTTAAAGGCATTCCAGTTCGTGGCGGTACCAATGCACCATCTGGATTATTTTGGGCGACTGATAGTTTGATCCGTGTCTCTTTCACTGGCGCAGCGCCGTTGTACTGGAGATACGATATTGTTTCCAGCCAGATCTCAACGATGTCGTCGTCTTGTTTTGTCGAGATGGATGGCGCGTATTACTGGATGGGTGTTGATCGGTTCTATGTATACAATGGACAGGTTAGTGTTTTAGCTAATGACAAGAACGTAAACTGGCTTTTTAATAACATTAACTACGAGCAACGCCAAAAAGTTTGGGCGACAAAAGTCCCCCGGTATAACGAGATTTGGTTCTTTTATCCACGCGGTACAGCAACAGAGTGCACAGACGCTATTATCTATAATGTTAAGGATAAGATCTGGTATGATGCTGGCTCCGCTGTTGGTGCACAAAGATCTTGTGGTTATACTACAGAGATTTTCCCGACACCAATTTGGGCTGATTGGAATTATAGTGCGGTTTATAGCCAGCCGTTTACCATTGTAACTCATCCGGCTAGTTTGTCTGCACCGACTAGCAAACAGATTTACGTTGATGGTGATGTCACTGGAACGTTTAGTCCCGGTGATTTTTTGTCTTTCTCAACCATTCCGCAAGACTCAACGTATCAAGTTGCTAATAGTGAGTTTTTCTTTAACTCCACCATTCATCCATTATACCCAAATGGTGTGACCAGAATTACGAGCACAGTAGCGTTTAATCCAACTCCAATAGTTGGTGGTTTGGTCTATAATATTACAGGCGGGTATGCTCTTTGGCAACAGGAATACGGTCTAAATAAAATCTCATTTACTGGTGAGACTTCTATTCTGTCTAGCTTTACAACCTGTGACATTAGTTGGGTTGGTGGAACACCATCACAAGACGCAGCATCTGGAATAAATCGCCGGATGCACCTACGCCGTGTTGAGCCAGACTTTGTACAAGGTGGCAGTATGACACTAGAGATTTTAGGTCGTAAATTTGCTCGTGGCGATACCACCACATCAGATCCATTTACATTTGGTCCAGACACTGGCAAAATTGATATGCGTGTTGAGCATCGTGAGATTGCGCTAAAGTTTGTATCCGATGCAATTGACGGTAATTATGAAATGGGGCGGATTTTAATTACGGCTGAAACCGGAGATGAGCGCCCATAATGGCAATTCAGCAATTTTTTCCATTTGTACCCCAGCATACAGACTGGGAATCTTGGAACGGTAACGTCATTATGTTCTATGCCGAAGAGGGCATACAGTTTAGGCCAGAAGAAGAGTGGAAGATGATGGCAAAAGGAATGGCTCAATTGCCTACCTTTTCCAGCTATCCCATTCCAGACCCAGATTTATACCAGAATTGGCAGGATTGGGCTAACGAATTTACCTTAATAATCAACGGTCCA